CCCCACGGGCCTTTCGGCTCACACACACGAGCCCTTTGGGCCGTGCCCGACTGAACAGCTTGCGACCGAAACTATTGTTTGCCGATCGCCGGAGGGCGCGGGCGCGGGCTGCGGGTTTGAAAAGGGCTTTGGGTATGGGTATCGACGTTCAGAAGTATCAGCCGCCGGGGCCAGTCGGCGCACGGTTCATCCGATCACGCGGGCCGATCGACATCATCATGGGGCCTGCAGGGTCTGGCAAAACAGTCGCCTCCTGCATCAAAGGGCCGATGCTCTCGGCCGCCTACATGCCGGTCTGCAAGGATGGGCGGGTTCGGGTCAAGCTCGTGTGCGTGCGCGACACCTATCGCGATTTCGCCCGCACGGCGCTCGCCAGTTGGCACGAGATGTTTCCGATCGGCCATCCCTGGCAGCGGCCAGATAAGGGGTATGAGGGAGGGCAAGACCGGCCGGTCAAGCATCATCTAGTCTGGGAAGCGATGCGTGGTCCCGACAAGGTGATCGTCGAATTCACGCTCGAGACGGGCGCGATCGGCGACAACAGCGTGATGCAGTTCGTCAAGGGCTATGAAGTTTCGATGGCCTGGGGCAACGAAATCGACTTGCTGCATCCGTCCGTGCCTGGTGCGCTGTTCATGCGAACAGGCCGCTATCCGCCTGTGAGCACGATCGCGGACAGCGAGTTGCAGCGTGTATCGGTCGACGGCCGCGAGGCCATGCGCAAGATGGGCGTCACTGTGGCTGACGATGAAATCGTGCTTCCGCGCATGTTCTGGGGCGATATGAACCCGCCCGATATCGATCATCCGATCCTGAAGGAATGCGGCTACAACGACCCGGAGGCCGCCAATCCGGCCTATAACTTCTTCCGCCAGCCCGGCGGCCTGGATGCCAACGCCGAAAACCGGGCGGGCCGGATGCGATCAGCCTACGAGATGGACTTGATCGCCATGCCTGAGAATATCTCCCGGCGCATGGTGCACGGCGTTCCCGGCTACGCGCAAGATGGCAAGCCTATCTATCCGGAGTTCAACGATCAGGTTCACGTCGCGGACCAGGTCCTCGCGCCATTGCCGAATGTGCCTCTATCAGTAGGGTTTGACGCCGGTGGCTCTCCGTCTGGGGTCCTCGGCCAATTCCTGCCGAACGGCCAGCTGCGTTTATTGGACGAGGTCTGCGCAGAGCCCGGCACGGGGGCAGCACGCATGGCGATGATGTTCTACGAGCTGCTGCTAGACCGCTACGTCGGGTTCGGCTTCCGCGAAGCTTTTGGCGACCCTGCGGCCTTCTATGGCGCGGATACCCTGCAGGGCGAACTTTCCTTCATGCAGACGCTCGGCAAGGGTCTATCGCTGAACATTCTTCCAACCGAGAGCAACGAGCCGGGCCTGCGCCAGGATGCTGTGCGCTGGTACCTGACGGGGAATATCGACCACGGCACACCTCGCATCATCATCAGCCCGCGATGCAAGAAAATCATCGGTGGCTTTGCGGCCCACTATAAGCTGACGAAACAGGCGAGCATCGGCGGTACCGACAAACTTATGGCGGTGAAGAACGAATATTCTCATCCGCATGATGCCCTGCAGTACCTCTGCCTCGGTCACCGCGGCGCCGCCGGCGTCGTCGACGAAGCGGCGAAGCTCGGCCGCGCAGGCAACGTCATGACAATTCAGCAGATCCGCGACGAGCGCCAGGCGCGCAATCAGCAACCGGCTCGACCAGGTGATTTCAACGTATGGGACGTCTGAGCGTTCGGTCGCCGGCGACCTGGTCGGATTGCCTCGATATGGGTGCCTCACGCGCGTGCACGCGTAAGGGCAACATCTACATGCGCTCGATCGGCCAGAGCGTCGCCATCGATCTCGACGATGACCTGGTCGCCCTCGCCTTCCTTTGCCCCGACAAACTTGGCCGCCTCGAGTTCACTCTTGCTATCCGGCCGGCGGCCTCTGCGCACATGCGCGCGCTCTGCCGCCTCGCCCACTTAACCCTGCAGCGTATCGCCGAGACTGGCACGGTCATCATCTGCCACGTGATGACGGGGAACGTCACGGGCACGCGCATGGCGCGCCTGGTCGGCTTCGTCCCCTCCGAAGGCACCATGTGGATTTTCAAAGGGGGACCGGTCGATGCAGGCGATCACGGGACTATTCGGCGGCGGTTCGGACAAGACGGCGACGAAGGCAGCGGCGCAATCCCAGCAGCTGCAGCAAGTGGCGAATGATCGCCAGTTGGCAACTCTGCAACAGCAGGATAGCGCCGTCGCCTCCACCCGCAAACAACCGCGCGGCCGCCGGCTTTTCGAAGACGGTCCGGATAGCGCCTCGGCGGTGCTCGGCTAATGGCGGGTCCAGATCTCGCTCCCACAAAACGCCGATCGGAAAGGGCGTGGATCCAACGCTCGCCTTGGGATGCGCTCTACTGCGAGGCCTATGATTTCGCCATCCCAATGCGCCGTCCAGGCGGCAACGGCAAACGTAAGTCCAGCGCCGATCGCCTGTTCGATATGACCGCACCGATGTCGGCCATGTATTTCGCCGGCAATCTGCAGCGCGATCTGTTCCCTGCCGTCAAGCAGCTCAATCGCCAGCTCGACGACATCGCCCGGCTGATGCATCCGTTCTTCAACGCCGGCGACTGGGATACCGCGCTGCATGAGGCGTGCATCGATCTGGCAGTCGGTACCGGCGCCATCATGCCGGTCAAGGGCACGCGCAACAATCCAGTGATGTTTGTCTGCATTCCCTTCGATCAGCTGGCGATCGGCGTCGACGCGATCGGCCGCGTTAACTTCATTTCGTGGAAGCAGATGCTGACCCGTGAGCAACTGATCGGCGCGTTCCCCAACGGGGATTATCCTGAGGGTTTCAAGGACAAAGCAAAGAGCTATCCGAACGATGAGCTCGAGCTGGTGCAAGATTTTTGGGCTGACGGAGATCCGGACGGCGGCTGGCACTTCGGCGCCTATCTGAAGGAATGCGGCAACTTCATCGTCTACGAGCGTTATCGCACCCAGCCGATTGCCATACCGCGCTACTACCGTGTGCCGGGCGAGGCCTACGGTCGGGGCGTCATCCTCACGGCCCTGCCTTCCATCAAGACGCTGAACAAGGCGCAAGAGCTAACGCTGAAATCAGCCGCTATCAGCATGCTAGGCATTTGGGGTTATCGCGCCGGAGGCACCTTCAACCCGAACACGGTACGCATGGGGCCCGGCGAATTCTGGGGCATGCAGGCAACGGGCGGGGTTCTTGGGCCTGATGTTACGCGCCTCGATCCCGCTTCGGGCAATCTACAGATTGGCCAGCTGGTGACGCAAGGCCTGCAAGAGCAGGTAAAGCAAGCCATGTTCGATGAGCGGCTGCCGGATTACTCCGGCACGCCGCGCTCTGCCTCGGAAATGACAGGCCGCCTGCAGCAGAAGGCGAACGTTCACATCGGCGCGTTCGGCCGCCTGGTGCATGAGATCATGCCCGTCATCGTGCCCCGTGTCGCCGAGATCCTTTATGAATTCGGAGTGCTGCCGCTGCAAGCAAAGATCGACGACCTGCTGATCACCGTGAAGGTCCGATCGCCGATGATGGCGGCTCTGAACGCCGATCGCCTGGCAGCAATCGCCAACTATCACGATCTGGTCCTGGCCTTCGCCGGCCCGGATAAACAGGCGCTGTATCTCGACCAGGACAAGGTCATGCAACGCATCGCCGACGGCCTGCAGATCGACAAGGATCTGATCCCGGACGACGCCGCCAAAAAGCAGGTCCTTGCCGATATGGAACAACAGAGACAGCAGCAGCTCGCCGCCATGTTCGCTCAGAGCGCCGCACAAAAGGCGCCCGAAGTCCTTGGCAACGCCCTGACAGCCTCCATGCCGAAAGCAGCCTAATGAACGGACCGTTTATCGCCGAGCGCTATGCGCAACCTCTCGACATGCTCGAGCATGGCCTCGCCGGCGGTGGGTGGCCCGGCCTCGAGGACATGCTGGCTCCAACCCAGCAAGCTGAAATGGCACCAAAGGACGAAGTCGCCATGTTCCTCTACGGCATGATGATCTCGCCGAACGGCGGCCTAGAAGTGATCGAATGGTTGATGGATATCACCATCCGACAGCCCCTGCGCTCGACAGGTCAAA